CAGCGGGGTCCGACCAACTGATTAAGAATCTTCAGGAGGTCGGGCAACGTTACAAAATTCAGTTTCGCCAAGACTGCATTCTCTATTCTACCACGTCGCTCTCTGATCTTGTATTTACGTGACCCCTTCCAAATCCGTCCCCAAGAAGTCCAAGAACACCCTAGGCAAAATCGCTCAGGGTGTTTTAGTTTTCCTTATTTGTGCTCTTGAGGAAATAGTATAGGTGTACTAGTCGGGCGGCTGGATTTTTTACAACAGATTGTTAAGACTTCGCCGCCGACCGTTTCCCTCTCATTCTCATCTGCTATAATTAGGACATGTCAAACAAACAACCAATGTTCAACTCTGACCTTCGCCCTATGTTCGGCGGTGCTGTTCTTATGAACGAGAACGCAATCAAAGACAAAGCGGTCATGGCAGCGTTGACCAAACTCGCCGAGGATGATTTCACTTTCAGATCACATCCTACAGGCACATGGAATATAAGCGATCGTCACTAGATCGCTTTTCCCTAATCCAATTTTCACAACAGGTTTTTCTATTATGACATCATGGGCAGTCCAACCCTCATCATGGGGTAACGAACTCAAAGCAAATGCAGAGTTCGGTTCTGACTTCGACCGCATCCAAGACATTGCACTCTCTTGGGCAACTGACCAAATGGAGGCAATGACAATATGGAGATGTGGCACGGATGCTGAGTTCAAATGGATGGAAGTCAACGCATGAATTCATCTTGGAAACTGACCTTCACTTCGACCCCTTCTGATCTTGGGAAATTGAATCCACCAACCAATCGCATCAACTCCCCGCACTTCATGCCTAACAAGAAATGGAATGCTTACAAGAAATGGGAGGACAAATCCTATCTCTTCTTTGATCGCATTGCTAGGGCATTCGACCCCATCATCTTTAGACCGAACTACTCAGGTCATCCCATTGTTTCAGTAACCACAGTTTACACTCGATGAATTCATCAACCTACGACCTTCTCACTTCTGACCCCTTCATTCGTTACTATTTCCTATGCGATCCTCAAGCAACTGCATCCGCTACTGGACAAATCGTGAACCACAACGGGCAAGACTTATCTCAGTCTCAACCTATGAGCAAGCGATCCAAACAGTCGAGGATTTCATGAATCTAGGATGGCGTGCTGAAATTGCACCGCCGCACATCCGCTAAATGGCACTACCCCCCTAGTGGGGGTTTTTTCATGCCCCCCATAGCTTAACATCCATACGCAATCCAAGCTATAAAGTCTTGCATGAGCGAGCGTGAAACAAAATAAAAAATTTTCCCAAAAAATCCCCCAGACCCTTTCAAATATAAAGGTACCCTTAAGAATTTGTAAAAACTGTGAAGTGCCCCTTGACTTTATGTGAGGGTTTCGGTATAATGTACATATATAAATGACACCCTCCCTTCTCTGAGCCAATGATCACACTAGACGCTAAGTACCACGACTATCTTACCAGCGGTAAGACTTTCGACCTTGACGGATGTAGAGAACGTGTGACAGGTTACGGATATAACTGTGATGGTCAAGGAATCATTGGTTATTGGGTTAATACAGAGAATTGGAGATTAAACTATGACTTGCAAGAAAGGTTCCTCGCAAAGGAGAAACTTGGGTAAATACCATTGACACCCATAACACAGGTTAATCAAAAATTATGAGTTTATCAAACGAAGAACTTCTCGAAAGAATCACAGCACTCGAACATAAGGTCTCGAACAGTCTTCTAATGATGCGGAGGACAGAAACATCTGAGTATGAGAAACTCGTCGATGTTGTGTGTGATCATGAGAAACAAATTAGAAACATCAATCAAGAGATTGAGCAAGGACCAGTCTCAGAGGCATGGACACAATCTGGTGCCCATAATGAAGAACCTGCACCTGCACCTTGCAAACCTTTGAATGAAGGTGGTAAGCCTATTCCGACATGAGTACTAATCACTTAGAGGAAAAGATAAAGAATGCACAGGCGAGAATCTCTGAGCTTGTACTACTCATTAGTGAGTGGGAGAAATCCTTAGAGATTAAAAAATCGCGTTAAAAATCCGCGAAAATCGCGCCGTGGTCTCTAAATAGGATTCAACGGAAAGAAGATCTATGGAAGATTTGGAAGGGGAATTCATTGTTAAGGTTAACGGAGAACTGATAAGGCATAACAGAGCAGGAGACCTACCTGCCTCGTTTGATCATCTTATTAAGTTTGCCCCTGTTGCTCCAGAACCCCCACATACGGAAGAGCAACATTCAGAGATGTCCAAGTATACGGACTACCTAATGGAATTGATGACTAGAGAAACTAAATGAAAAACTCTAAGCCACACCCACATGATAGTATGCCAGTAGCGAATGGTGATAACAAATATGCACCTCCTGAAAAGATGATAGAATTAGAAGAGAACCCCAGACCAGAAGAAGAGATTGCTGATTGGTTTGATGAAAGTGACCATATAGAACATGAAAAGAACTATGCTTCTCGTCATGAATCAACTCCTGAATTTGAAAAGGGAGCAGCAGAAGTAGTTACTATGCATGAGAAGATGTATAGGATCGCTACTGCTAAGTACAATCCATTTGCAATAGGTGGATCAGAAAGTATTCACGATTTTCAAGGAGGTAGTGAACAATGCCAGCAGTAACTAGAATAGGCGATGCAGACGTTTCACATTGTTCTGGAATGACCAGAGCAGAGGGATCTCCTGATGTCTTCTGCAATAACATACCTATCTCTCGTCAAGGAGACGTTAATACATCACACTTATTACCAGCACCTATATGTCCTTCCCATGCAGTAGCAATTACAACAGGAAGTACAACCGTATTTGTAAATGGCAAAGGATGTGGTAGAATAGGGGATGCAACATGTACTAGTGTTGCTGAAGGTTCACCCAACGTATTCGCAGGTGGTTAATTATGGCAAAAACAAAAGCAGGTGGTTTCGGTACTACTGTTAAATCGGAAGCAATTCCCAAGAAGACAAGACAAGGTAGAGGTCAACATAGTAAGTTCTCTGCTACCAGTCGTAATGGTGCAAAGAAGAGATATAGAGGACAGGGCAGATAATGCATAATTTCATCTGGGAAGGTGAGATAGATGTAGGTATATGTGATAAAATAGTAGAGTTCTATGAAACATGTACCTACTTACCAAAAATAGAATATAACGGATTATATTCTCAGAGACACCTTCAGGCAACAGGTAAAACATCTACAGATATGCACTGTCATACCATGCTTGCTAAGAATGAAAAAGTTCTTGACACGTATATGCTGAGTTTGATGGATTGTCTAAAAGATTATTATCGTACATATCCACAAGCAGGTGAACTTGATTGTCATGTATCTCCAATGTTTAACATACAGAGATATAAACCCAATCAGGGTTATAGAACATGGCATTATGAAAGAGGTATGCAGAGAATAAATAGAGAACGATTTCTAGTATGGATGACGTACCTTTCTGATAATCCTGACGGTGGAACTGAATGGAAGTATCAGGATAAGTATATCCCTGCCAAGAAGGGTGCTACTGTGATATGGCCAGCCGAATGGACACATACTCATAGAGGAGTTATTGACGAGAAATTAGAAAAGACCATCATTACTGGATGGTTAGACATAGAAGCAGGATTTTCATTATAATGTATCAAGCATTGCCTAAGTGCCTACACATCAAAGATAGCCCTGTCGCAGGACAAGGCATCTTTGCTAAAGAGGATATACCAGATAACATCTATCTTGGTATATCACATGTTGTGGTAGATGAACAAATTATGAGAACCCCTTTAGGAGGTTTTGTGAATCATAATGATGACCCTAACTGCGTTAAAGGGTATGAAGATCAGGGATGGGGTAAGATATATCATATGACGACTATTAAACCAATTAAAAAGGGTCAGGAGCTCTTCTTAAAGTATACTTTCTATCAAGTCTGAATAACGGGTATAAATATAAAGAAGGTTAATTCCGTAAAGGATGGCTATTATATCGAAGTCCTTCCGCGACTTCAGCTTGACTTTTGAAAAGAACGCAGTGACAAACGATGTTTTGGCACTGACTAATGAATCAGCTATTAAGGCTAGTGTGAGAAATATAGTATTATATAACTTTTATGAGAAGCCATTTGATCCTTTATTTGGTGGTAATATTATAGGACTGTTATTTGAAAATGCTAGTCCTGATCTTGAGAATGATATACGAGATAATCTTGAAGAAATTATCAACTTACATGAGCCAAGGGTTGCAGTTATAGATATTGATACCCGATGGGAAGAGAATCGCAATCAATTGGATGTCTCTATTAACTATGTGATATTAGGAATACCTCCAATACAAGATTCAGTAGATGTAGCATTGAAACCATAATGGCATTTAAACAAGTCAATGCTCTTGAGTTCAACGAAATCAAGGCACAAATTAAAGAATATCTAAGAGCACAGTCAGAATTTAGTGATTATGACTTTGAAGGGTCATCATTAACTGTGTTAATTGATACTCTTGCGTATAATACTTACTATACAAGTGTAAAT